CCGTCGCGCCAGGTCCAGCTGGCTACCGCGTCAGCTGGCGCCGCCGACGCCGGCAAGATCGCGGCCCTCGGCCCGGATGGCCGCTTCGACGACTCGCTGCTACCCGCTGGCATTGGCGCGGACACCAAGATCTACCCGGCCAGCGAGGTGCTGGCCGCCGGCGACTACGTGAACATCTGGGACGACGCCGGCACGGCCAAGGTGCGCAAGGCTGATGCCAGCGCCGCCAATGCCGGCAAGCGCGCCCATGGATTCGTGCGCGCCGGCGTGGGCACCATCGGCAGCGACGCCACCGTGTACTTCGAAGGGCCGAACAGCTCGCTTTCGGGGTTGACCCCAGGCGCGACGTACGTCCTGAGCCACACCACCCCTGGCGGTGTCGTGCCGCTGGCGTCGGGTACCACTACGGCCGGCCACATCCTGCAGGTCCTGGGCGTGGCTACCGACGTGGGCGAGATCAACGCCGAGATCGGCAATCCGGTGGTCCGGGCCTGACATGGCAGCGCGCCGTCCGCTTGTCCTCGATGAGAGCAACCGCACCAGGGAGCTGCCTGGCGGTGACATCTTGGTCGGTGTTCCGATGCAAGTCGCGGTCGGGCTCCGGGCTGGCGGGGTGTTCAACATCGCGCTGACCTCGACGTACGCGATGACGATCGGCCTGCGGGCGGGCGGCGTTTTCAACGTTCAGGCGACCACCTGATGGCTACCCGCACTCCATTGATCCTCAACCAGACCACGGCTCGCATCGAAGAGCTCGCGGCTGCTGACACCATCCCAGGTTTCATGGTCGAGGGTATGTTCGGCCGGAACGTGCTGATCAACGGCGATTTCCGCGTATGGCAGCGAGGAACGAATTTCCCAGCGGCCGCTTCTGCACGCTATACGGCAGATCGTTGGTTTGCGTGGGCCGCCGGGTCAACAGTGCAAGTGGATCGGATGGGCGCAGATGGTACTTCGCTGCCTCCCGGTATAGGGGTTGCTTCGCGCCCGCAGTACGCGTTTCGAGCCACCGTAGCATCGGTCGCCGGAGCGAACAATTTTGTTCTGTTGCAGCAGCGCGTTGAGAATGTGCGCACTCTTTCGGCCGGAAAAGCCACGTTCAGCGGGCTGATTTGGGCCAGCAACAGCAGTGGTATCGCGGTTAGCTTTTACCAGATTTTCGGTACTGGCGGCTCCGAGTCGATTGTAGGTACGCCGGTTATTGTCCCTACTGTCGCAAATACATGGCAGTACGTGACCGTAACCCTCGACGTGCCGAGCATTTTTGGTACTACGATCACTGACGACAGCGCGCTCTGGCTGAATATTTGGCTCGACGCTGGTTCCTCGTCAGGAGGCGCTGGCGGCCAGAAGAACGGCGTTTACTGGTTTACTAACCTCCAGTTGGAGCGCGGCGCGTCGGCTACTGCTTTTGAACGCCGCTCCGATGCGCTTGAACTTATGCTCTGCCAGCGCTACTACGAAAAGACCTACAACCTGAGCACAGCCCCTGGCGCTCCTGAAAATCCTGGCCGCGAGGCGCACGCATCGTCTGGTGTAAATGGCACTACGTGCTGGGCCACTGTCCGATTCACGCAGCGCAAACGTAACGTGCCGGCGGTAGTCATCTACCCAGCCAACACGACAGGGGCCAACCCTGGCAACGTCGCTCAGAACGACGGCTCTATCACGGGTGCTGCTATCGAGAACGTTGGTTCTTCCGGCCTGCAGGTGGCTTGGGGTAATTCCGCCGGTAAATTCGGCGGCTGGTTCCACTGGACCGCCGACGCGGAGCTTTGACATGTACCGACTGACCGACAATCCCGACATGCTGTATTGCATCGAAACTGGCGCTTTCATACCGCGCGGCCATTGGATGTGGCCTACCGAGTGGCTGCTGATCAACACTCCGCTGCCCGTCCCTGCGCCCTACGAACCCAACACGCCGGCTCACCATCGTGCCATCCGCGATGCAGCTTGGAAGTGGATGAACGACGTGGTCAATGAACGTCAGTACGACAGCATCGAAAGCTGCGTGGGCTACTACAACAGCGGCGTGGAGCGGTACCGGTTGGAGGCACGGGCAATGGTGGCCTGGCGCGACGCAGTGAACGAGAAGCTGGTTGCGCTGGTGCTCGATCCGCCGCCGGGCGTAGTGACATGGGAGCAGGTTCGACCTCTGCTGCCCCAACCGTCCCAGTTCAACTGGCCGTCCAGCTTGGAGCTCCCGCTCGGAGTAGGTGACGGCCCCGCAGTTCAACTTTGATTCAATCTGAGAGGAACCCAGCCAGTGGCCGGAAAGATTGACCCGGCGACGGGCCTGCAGGACCAGCAACGACGGTTCGCGGACGAGTATCTGGTCGACTTCAATGGCACGGCGGCCTACATGCGCGCCGGCTACAAGGCCACCGGTGCCGCGGCCAGCGCCGCCGCGGCGAGGCTGCTGGCCAACTCCAAGGTGCAGGCGTATCTGGCCAGCAGGAAGGAAGAATTGCTGCTGTCGCACCGGGTCGACCAGGAAGCGGTGCTGGCCCGGTTGGCGTTCATGGCGCTGGGCGACATCCGGACGCTGTTCGACCAGCACGGCAACCTGAAGCCGATGAGCGAACTCACGGTGGAAGAGGCCAGCCTCGTCCAGGGCGTGGAGGTGTTCGAAGAGTGGGAGGGGCGAGGCGACGAGCGCCGCGCGGTCGGCCTGACCAAGAAGATCAAGCTGGTCAGCCGGCTCGATGCGGTGAAGACCCTGGGCACTCACTTCGGCATGTTCGCCAAGAAGGTCGAGCACACCGGCAAGAACGGTGGCCCGATCGAGAGCCAGACGCGCATCCTGGGCGATGTGATGGATCTCATCGACGGGTCCGACACCGGCCCCGGGCCTGCGACTTCGCGGGGCAAGTAAGCCGTGGAGGAACTGAGCGACCAGGACGCCAGCCGAATCATCGAGAAGCTGGGCGATCGGTGGTGGCGCCTGAACAACCTGTACTACATCACCGACAAGTTCGGTCGACGGGTGCAGTTCAAGCTGAACGAGGTGCAGGCGGACCTCGACGACAACCTGCACACGTTGAACTTGGCGCTGAAGTCGCGCCAGCACGGCATCACGACCTGGGCCTGCATCCGCGCCCTGGACATGGCGCTGTTCAAGAAGAACACCAAGGCCGGTGTGGTCGCCCATACCGCCGGCGATGCCGCCAAGTTCTTCCGCAGCAAGGTGCTCTACGCCTACGACAACCTGCCGGACTGGCTGAAGAAGATCCGGCCCGCAGTCCGGCGCGACATGCGCGACGGCGTCCTGGAGCTGGCCAATGGCTCCAGCATCGAGGTCTCGGTTTCCCACCGCGGCGGAACGCTGACGTTCCTGCATATCTCCGAGTACGGCCCGATGTGCGCCATGTACCCGGAGCGGGCAGGGGAGGTGGCCTCCGGCGCGCTGAATGCGATCGCCTCCGGCAACATCGTGGTGATCGAGTCGACCGCCTATGGCGCCGCCGGCGACTTCTACGAGCGCTGCCAGACGGCGATCGAGCTGGACAGGCAGATCCGCGCCGGTACGGCCAAGCTGACGGCGATGGATTACCGCTTCCACTTCTATCCGTGGTTCCGGGATCCGATCAACGAGCTCGATCCGGACGGCGTCACGCTCACCGCCGAGGACGAGGCTTACTTCGCCAAGGTCGAGGCGGAGATGAACTACGCGCTGCGGCCCGAGCAGAAGGCCTGGTACGTCAAGAAGGCGGCCGAGCAGCGCGACAAGATGAAGCGGGAGCACCCCAGCACGCCGGAAGAGGCATTCCAGGCGAGCACTGAAGGTGCGTACTACGGCAAGGAGATGGCCGCCGCCGACAGCAGCGGGCGGATCACGGATCTCCCGATCAACCCGCAGGTGCCCATCCACACCTTCTGGGACATCGGGCGCAGCGATGCGACGAGCATCTGGTTCATGCAGGAGAACGGCCCCTGGCTGGACTTCGTCGACTTCTACGAGAACTCCGGCTTCGGCGTGGCGCACTACGCCAAGGTACTGAAGGAGCGCGGCTACCTGTACGGCAAGCACTACTGGCCGCACGACGGTGCCAATGAGGACTGGTCGGCCAATGAGAACCGAGTGCAGGTCGCCGGCAAGCTGGGGATCAAGCCCATTGTCGTAGTGCCCCGGATCAACGACATCACCGAGGGCATCGAGATGGTCCGCAACGTGCTGCCGCGCTGCCGGTTTGACAGGGTTCGGTGCGGTCCGCCGAAAGCGGGCGAGGGCCGCGGCGGACTGGAGGCGCTGCGCCGCTACACCAAGGTCTGGAACGAAAAAACGGAGACGTACTCCGACCTCCCATTCCACAACTGGGCCAGCAACCCCGCCGATGCGTTCCGGCAGGTGGCCCAGGGCTACGTCAGCAGCAGCGGCCGTCGCGTCGGCGAGTCGCGCGGCATGGCCAACGACAACTGGAGAACTGCATGAACGTTTCCCCGCGCGAGCGGAACAATCCCACCTCGGTCGAGCTGGTCGACCTGCTGTCGCTGCTGGTGGCCGCAGCAGATGAAGGGCAACTGGTAAGCGTTGCTTTCATGTTGCGATCGCCGGAAGGCGACACGATGGTCGACTACCGTGGCAGCCACGAGCTGAGCGAGCTCACCGCTCGGACCGTCCTGCAGCGCATTGCCCAGGACGTTGCCAACACGCATCCGGCGATCGCCGCGCAGATCCAGGCGGATCTCGGCAGGAAGGCGAACTGACGTGGAAGAGCGTGATGTCGAGCAGCTGGCCATCCACCTGCAGCAGGCCCGCGCGTATGCGCGATATCTGCCAGGCGGCGAGAACCACGGCAGCCTGGTCGAGGACCACGTCCTGACACCGGACCAGGCAGCAGCGGCGGTAGCGGAAGAACTGGACGCAGCGCTGGAACTGCTGGGAGCCGAAGCATGACCGCCGAGGTCGAGCTCGCCCCGGATGGCTTCGTGTGGTGTGGCAAGAAGGGAGATCTCACCCTCTACCTGACCCACATCGTGCGCGATGGCGACGACGACGCGGCTCTCTACATCCGCAACGAGAACCGCCGCGTCGAGGGTCTGAACCCTGTAACCGGGATGATCGCCTATGGCAGCCCGGCCTACGTGGTGCCGTTCCGCGACTTCTGGATCTTCCGGCCGGAAGACAAGGATCGGGGGCGGCATCACCACATCGGCGACATGGTCGCTCGCCTGCAGAACGCCTCGGTCGCACTCTATGGCCTGGACGTGCCGGCCTACCGCCACCGCATCCACGACGCCATCCTCGAATTCTGCGAGGACGTGAAGAACCTGCGGCCGCCGGCGGAGCAGACCCGGGAGCAGTGGCTCGGTGAGATGGCCCGTATGGGGATCCAGATCAAGATCAACGGGCAGAAGGTGAACTGATGCAGACGATCGAGAACTTGCGCAGCGAGCCGGCCTACGACCCCGGCGCTGCAGACGTGGCCACCGCGGCGCCGCCGGACGTGGCGGTCCATCCGCTCGACAGCCTGGAGAATCGGCGCCTCCACGCGAAGGTCCTGGACTACTGGTACACGGCCCTCGATGCGTTCTACGACAACCGCATCGAGCAGATGCTCGACTACGACTTCTATGACCACATCCAGTGGTCGGAGGAAGACCGCGCTGTCCTGGCAGCCCGGCACCAGGCGCCACTGACGTACAACAAGATCAAGATGGCCATCGACTGGGTCATCGGCACGGAGCGACGCACCCGCATCGATGGCGTGGTGCACCCCCGCGCCGAGGACGACGTCGACATTGCCGCGGTGAAGTCGGAGCTGATGAAGTACCTCAGCGACACAAACCGCGTGCCCTGGGCGCGTAGCCAGGCCTTCAAGGACGCTGCGATCGCCGGGTGCGGCTGGACCGAGGAATCGATCCGGACCGACCGTGCGGACGAGCCGGTGATGGTAGGCCACATTCCCTGGCGGCAGATGCGGCGGGATCCGGTCAGCCGGGCGCTGGATCTGAGCGACTGTCGTTTCCTGCTGCGGGAGAAGTTCGCGGACCTGGACTACGCCGAGGCAATGTTCCCGGACCGCATTGAACTGGTGAACCGGGCGGCCCAGGACCACTACGACGGCGACAACGGCGCCTTCGACGAAGAGCTGGACCTTCCCCAGGTCTTCCGCCGATACGACAGCCGCGGCCATACCGTCACCGGGCGCCGCATCACGGGCAGGGCCTCGTTGGACAGTCGGTGCCGCCTTCGGGTCCGCCTTATCGAGTGCTGGTTCAAACGCCCAGTTGCGCATAAACGGCTGTGGGGTGGCGAGTTCCGTGGAGACCGCTTCGACCCGAACAACGTGAAGCACCAAGTGGCGCTGGCGGCGATGAAGAGCGAGGCCACCCCGGTGTACTCGCTGTCCGATGCGGTGGTCGAGGAAATGTGGTGTGCGATCTTTACCGAAGGCGGCCTGCTGCAGCTCAAACGCAGCCCGTTCCGACACGGTCGGTTCCCCTACACCCCGTACTGGTGCTATCGCCGCAACCGCGATGGCATGGAGTACGGCTTGGTCCGCGGCGTGCGCGACTCGCAGGAAGACCTGAACAAGCGCATGAGCAAGCTGCTCTGGGCGCTGAGCACGAATCAGCTGTTCTATGAGGAAGGCGCCATCGATGAGGACCGCATCGAGGAAGTGAAGCGCGAAATCGCCAAGCCCAACGGCGTGATCCCGCTGAAGAACAATGGACTGGACAGGATCAAGGTCGAGCGCAACCTCGATGTGGCCGAGGCTCAGATCAAGCTGCTGGAACTGGATGCGGCGCATATCCACGACGGCTCCGGTGTGAACCGGGAACTGCTGGGCCGTGAGACCAACGCGGCCAGTGGCCGGGCGATCCTGGCCAAGCAGCAGGAAGGTGCCGTGAGCACCGCCGAGCTGTTCGACAACTAGGCCGGCGCATCCGGGGTGCCGGTTGCTACGGCGGCATCGCCAGTGGCGGCATCGTCAGCGCTGGCCAACGCCGCACGCTCGCCCTCGGTCATTTCCAGTTCGTTCGCGGCCAGCGACTGCTGGCCGACGTTGTCAGGCTGCTGCATGAGAGGTTTCCTCGGGGGTCTGTTGGGTGCTCAGGAGGCGGTCAGCCGCCGGAGCGAGTGGGAGCAGGATCTCGATCAGCTCGGCGACGTTGAGGGCGTCGCCCTTGGTCTTGATCTGCAAAGCCTTGGCCTTGGCCATGATCTCTTCGCGCTTGGCCTCGTCCAGTCCGACCTTGGCCATGCGCTCGCGCAGGGCGACCTCGCGGTCCTGTGCTTCCTGCTGCTGGCGGGCCTGCGCCTCGGGACTGTCGACGTCCTGGTCGTTGTCCGACTGGCCGGTGATCTTGCGGATACGCTGCACCACCTCGTCCTTGCCAGGCATATCGATCATGTCGAAGGCCAGGTCCAGCAGCTGGATGGACATCTCCGGTGGCAGCTTGCCCAGCATGTCGAAGAACTGCTCGGCGAAGGCCTGACGCATCGATTCGCGGAAGTCCTGCTGGTCGACGATGAAGTCGGCCTGGTTGCGACTGATGTCGTTATCCACCACCCAGACGTTGTTGAGCGTGTCCAGGCGCAGCTGGTTAATCACCCGCCAGTCCAGCCCCTTGCGCTCCCCGACGATCCGGAACTGCCGTTCCTCAGTCATGTATTGCTCGGTGAGGGACAGCTGCTTTTCGCCGCTGAGCTGGATGCCCAGACGGTAGTTGTCGAACAGCTCGGCGGTGCTCACGGCACCTTCCTGCTGCTTGGCCAGGATCGCCCCTGCTGCAGCTCAAACGCAGCCCG